TCAACTACTAGGTTATCAAGTTGGTTTCCTGTTTCGGCACGGACTGTAATCAAACTACCTGCTGGTGATTTAACTGTGATACTGATTGGTGCTTCGCTTGAAGACACATCTTCTCCTTACTCTGTGAATGGAGTGACTAGACCTTTCTTGTCTCGCCACTGTCTGACCTTCATTGCAAATTGTACACCCTTCCATCCCTCTGCTATGTCAATCCAGACTAGTTTGCACAAGCCTGTACCTGCAGGTAGATGAATGATGATTGCTTTTTCTTTGTTAACGTCTCCCCATTTACCACGGGTTGCCGTCTCAATATCATAAGGCAACCCGTTAGCATAGATTGCTAACTGAATTGCTATGTTATTGGGATGGTCTATCCGACCTGTCTTTATATCTGCAATGAATCTTTCACCTTTATATTCAACAACTCTGTCTGGTGTGCCAGCAATTTTATATTTATCTAGCACGCAGAATTGTTCTATAAAGATTTTATTTAGTTGTTTTGTTGCTTGCTCGTAGGCAATTAAGTCCCCTGCCCACTCGTTCGGGACGTGGATTTCCTGTCCCAAATCTAGTTTCTCTGCAAATGTATGCAGTGCTGTACCAATAGTCGCTGCCTTGCTAGCGCCTGCTACTTCCATAGCATCATCAATAAACTTATTGATAGCCATTTTGTCATCTTGTGCTGCGTTAATTGCTAATAGCAAATCGCTTCTGACTGACAAGCCAATGGCTGCCATACGCATCTTCCAAGCAGTTAATGCTGACGGGTCATCAAGACTGTTGGCTATTGTAGTAGCCCGTGTATAGGCTTCTGCCTTACCGCCTTTGGCTGGGCGTACCATTGGACGCCCGTATCTATCTCGCTCTATTTCTACGCGTGACATTTAACATCTCCTTTAATAGGGAGCAGACTGATAAAGGAGACTAATCAGAAACCAGTCTGCTCTCTAAGGAGAACAGTATCAGACGGAAGGGATTTGATACTGTTCTGCATCGGCGTGGCATTGACAATCACACGGTCTCCTTAATGCTTTGATGCCAACCCAAGAGACACCATCACATTCCGTATGATTGCCTACCATACAACTACCAGATAACAGTGTCTTAAAATAATTATGACCTGTTACTTCTGACATTTAGTTATTGCTGTTCAACATCGTGGACATCTATGTTGTAGTCGTCCACTAAGTTGCCATCAAACTCTACGCTGAGATTATTCTCTACCATATCACGGGCTTCTTCCTCTGAGTCTGCCTCAATGTCTGTGATAGTAAACTCTATACGACCTGTGACTGTGAATAGTCTCTTAAGTTTGTCGGCGCCAATGTACTCCAGCAACTCATTGATGTCATCAACTGTGCAGGTAATATCATCGCTGCCTGAATCATAGCGTTCATTAAAGAAGTCATAGACATTACTGCGTATATCTACAATTTTGCTATGTCTTGACTGAGCAAGTTCAATGTGGCTATTTAAATCCTTGCGTAGTTGAGCACGCTCATCTAGCGCAGCCTTAATCATATCGTCGGTAAACTTGATTGTATTACCGTCGCTATCTGTATATAAGTATTCCACTTTAGTCTCCTTCTTAGACTGTTAGTAACTCAAGTGCCCTGATTTTCAGAGCATCAGAGCCACCAGACATCGCTCTGATGCCTGTCTTAGTACCTTTGTCTTGCTTGCCGTGGTCTGCATACTCAATGATGGATTGCCACAAGCCAAACTCAGTACCTCTGATGTTCTCTTGTGTCTCACTGTTGAAGTAAATCTGGCTGGCTATATGTCGTGCTGTCATAGCACGGCTACGCTGAGCCTTCTCACCTTGGCTAAGTAGATTGACTGGGGTATTCTCAATAGCAGATGGCAGAGGAAATACTTTCTTAAAGTAATCCAGAGCCTGCTCTCTTGCTACATCTTTAGTCAATAGTTTGCCAGCAATCTGGCTGTATTCTTCAGCATTACTATAAGACAAGTTAAGGATATGACTTATCTGACTGACTTCTAGTTTGCTGTTGCTGGTATGGCGCAATGTATAAGTAAACTTATTTGTATTTCTATATAGTTTATTTATCTGATTTGCGCAGAACAAACGCTCAATGATTGGCTTGATAACAACTGAACTGCTGCCATCGTGGCTAGTCTTGGCTAGTATGAAGGCTGCGTGTGGGTCGTTAGCCACATTGATTTCATATGGCAGAGAGAGCAACATCCATACCTTTGCTCCTCCGTCATACTCACCTGCTGCTGCATAACGAGCCTCACCTGAATCAATAAGGCTATCTAATGCAGAGAAGATATCTGCGTTCTGGAATATCTGATACTTGTTGCCGACTACACCGATGTTATCTACTTTACCGAACGGTGTTGTCTTGATGACTGCTTGCTTGTTTCTAACTGGTATTGATATTGGCTGACCTGCTCCTGGAATTGTATAGGAGGCTGTCATTGGGTGTAATGATACTGACCAGTCAAGACCTGCTTGTCTGGCTACATCACTGGCTGATGTTGCTGTTACTGCAACACCAGACTTGACCCAGTTAGATAGGTTCTTACTCGGCACTGCTGTTGTCGTTGTCATCTGTCTCCTTTTCATAAATGACATTCAGCACTTGGCTATGCAAATCAGACGCCATTACTTTTAAGAAGTCTGCGTCTATGTCTGCAGTAAATACTCTGTTGAGTAGATTTGCAAGACTATATTCTGGATTGATTGCTAGCACTTCTTGAATAGCATTTTTGGCATCGGCTTTGTCGCGCTCGTAAAGATGCGCGGCAAAGACGGTAGCAATTGGCACTGCTATTTGTTTGTTAACTGTTGTTCCAATTAACAATAGATAATCATATACATCCTCTGGTGAGAATGTAGTATCAGATGCTTCTGTATTAATCCCCATTAAGAAGTCTCTTATCTGAAGATTTTCATTGGTAGCAATTGCTACTTCTGCAATGTGCTTAGCCTCTGGTGCTATGTTTGCACGCATATTACATAGCGATGCTCGGATATCATTGATGATACGAACATTAGTTTCTTTATCTTCTGGATTATATAACCCAGATTGGGCTAGTAGTTCTGTATCTACATCTACCCGTAGTTCTTGTATTAATGACACGCTAGTCTCCTTTGTTAATTGCTGCCGATATTACTCTTACATCATCACACCACGAGTCGGCACCTTGTCCGACGAGTGGGTGTTCTGAGTGTTGCTCTACTATAGTCATAGCCTCTGACATAGACATAGCAGTTACTATGTAGTCAACTTCTGCTGTTACTTTGTATTGACTCATAGATATTTGCTGATGCTGCCGTAGGTTGCAGTGCTGATGTGTTCATCTTCGCACATATTAAGAAGGCGGATAGCATTCTCTATCTCTTCTTTGTTATCTTTGTATTGCCAATCGTGAACTACATTATAGTCTTTGCTTGGTTCTTTAGGTAAAGAACTTGGTTTGGCAAATGAAACTTGCACGGCACCATATCTTACTTCAATATTTGTTGGTGTAGCAGATTTCACTTTTGAATACACAAGTTTAAGCCACTTGTCATACTTAACCGAGTATTCTTTTTCTAGTTTATCTTGGTTCTTGTAGTCTTCCTCAAGTTTCTTGAGCGACTTTTCAAGGGCTGCAATTACTTTCTTGCGTGGCACCTTGACATTCACGGTCTGTCCGCGTCTTGCCATTGATAGTCTCCTTTGTTTGTTGTGTTGGGTGGTGCCGACTACGACACTCTTACTCGGGTATCATTGCGAACCCAACACTTCTTTATGCATATGTCAGGCATAAAGAAATCTAATACCATTTATGCTTGCGCCAGTGTGCCCAAGCAACTGATGGTTTGCCATAGCGATGTTCAATATAAGCCAAGCCACGAGCAATCTGCTCGGGCGCAGGCGTGTTAGGTGCTAGTCCTAACAACTGTGGTATGCCGAAGGCTGATGACTTAGGGTTGTCTGCTGTATGGTCCCAAGCAGATTCTTTACCCCATAGTTTTTTAAGCGCACGGAATTCTGAGTTATCCCATTGCTCATACTGTGCTGAGATTAGAGCCTTCGCATAGTATCTGCTCAAGGATTTCGTCCATCTGATTTCCTTGCGGTGCTTCTGCACTGACTCGTCGCCGTCTATCCACTTGTGCTTGACCGTATCTGCCCACGATTGTATGGGAAATATGGCTGACGAAAGTGTCAATAGCCAACTGACAAGCGCTGCTAATTTCTTTTTCATTTAGTAGCCCATCTGTATATGCAATATCCAATTGCAATGAGGTATAGCCAGGTGATTCCTGTTGGGATGTGTGGAAAGATAACTTCATTTACTTGTTCCACACCTGTTCTCCTACCTTATCCCAAGCAGCCAGTGATACTGGTGCTTCGGCTATTAGGTCTTCTACTACTTCATTAATCTTATTGACTTCTACAATAAGACTGTCTAGCCAAGATGCTATCTCGGCTAGGTTTAGTAGGATGTTTTCGTCTCTCATTATGCACCGACCTTGCTGAAGGCGCAGTTTTGGCAGAGATAATACTCGTGCTCATTGCGGTCTTTGGTTGGGACTACTAAATCCCAGCCACATTTTTGGCACTCGGCTTTGAAATACTTATCAGTCGTTGACATCTGAATAGTCCCCTTCGTTCTCATTAACTCGCTCTTGTCCCCATAACTGTTGCCAGCAGTCTGGATGGACGCCACTAATTATCTGCTCTCGCAGTGGAATAGTCAAGGATTTAAATGCAGTCTGAACATACTCACCTCTGAGATAGGTGAATAACTCGTCTTCGTCTACCATAATGGTGCCTGTCTTTAGGCAGACTGGGCACCGTCTTGTGGCATACACGGTCATCATAGGCTTGCTCCTTTGTGCTCATCCCAATACGCTCTGGCTGAGCGTTCTATTTTTAACATCCTTACTGTGTTCTCATAGGCTTGGCGATATCTGATGTGGTAGTAACTAGATATAGCAGTCGTAGCCATCAGTGCTACGAGTGCTATGGATACTGCGATGAGGTCTAATTCTGATAGATACATATAATCTGCTCGCTTTACTCTTTGTGGTACCTGACTGCCTTTGCATTAAAGGAAAGCAGGGCAGAGACCGAAGCCCCTGCCCTGCGCGGTGGTTCCTAATCTAGGAACTCTAGTTCTGTGACTATCTGATTGTCATACCAAGTGGATTTCTTGGTGGACTTATCTTCACGAACTGTGGTGGTCATATAACCTGAGAGGGTTACTTTGAACTCCGAATTGCTTGCGAGGCGCTTGCGAAGTTCTGCCAAGATTGCTGGGTCTTGGAAGGTTACCTGACGAGATGCGACGAACTTCTCACGAACTGTGCCATCTGGGTTGATGGATGCTTGGCGAGATTGAACGATACCTTTTGCAATGTTGCCGTAGTCATTGACTGACTTTAGCGTTGCATTATGAAACGAAAATGCGTTCACGGTTAAGCCTTTCTACTTAGAGTTGTTGTCGGCGAAGCCCCCGACACCCTGTCGGGGGTCGCCGTTGTGTGAACTAGTTGCAGTTTGGGCAGGCAATTGCCTTGTTGTGAAGATAGTGGCACTGCTCGCAGACTGTCTCATTATCGGTGACGGTGAGACTAGTCTCAAGGTCAATGATGCGGTCTGCAAGTAGTGAGATTGGGTCAAGGAATTCATACCGCTCTTCAACCTTACTACCATCTGCGAGGATGGCAGGACGGCGAAGTTTGGTGATTGAACCAACCCAGTCGTGATTGGACACCGTAGTCTCTGTTTGGGACCAGACAAAACGGTATTGGAGATTGCCCTCATCAACTATCTGATGGGCAATATCTATATCCCTAGCATCCTTGAGTTCAAGGCAGTCGGGACAAAGGTCATAAAGTGCTTGGCATTGGTAGCACATATTTGTTACGGAGATGCCATTGCTCTCTGACATAGGAACCTTTCTGCAGATAGGATTTCTATCTACACTACTCAGACCTGCGAACCTTCGGTTCGCATAGCCACCCAGATATAGAACATTATTTATAGACCGAGCGCCCAGAATCTGTGTTATTAGAAGCGAGGCAGACTGACTCCTGTATCAGTCCCCTCAGAACTGTATCTGTAGCCTGTGACTGATAGAACTGAGTCTACTTTGACCCGCCACTGATTAATGGCGGGCTAAACTGTATGAGTATCTCTGAAAAAGATTTTCCCGTACAAACTAAACAGCCCCTATGCCCTGTCCTATTATGTCCTATTTTGGTATAGTCTATTCTGTGATTTACATAACAGTTTGGTTATAAACCGTTCGGATTGGCTGTTTGAACGGATTAATACTATATAGGGGCACAAAGTGCCCACTGATAGTAGCAAGCCTTTTAAGGCTTGCGTTACAGAACTGTATTGCTGTCTGTTTCTAACTGTCTGTAATAACTATCAGTATAGTTTGTAGATGGGACAGTTCTGTGACTTTTCAGAAGGGCAATAACAACCCTCGGACCGAGGCTATGGCAGCAGCAAAGGCTAAAGTAATAGCCCTTGTCTCTGAAGGTTGGACGCCCCACAAAGCGATGGCTGAGGTGGGCAAGCAACCCGACACTATCCGTATTTGGATGATGAGGGATAAGAAGTTTGCCGTTGACCTAGCCCAAGCCAAGGAAGACGCTAAAGAGCGGTCCTTGACCGCTTTGGGTATTTCTAGGGACGAAATTAGTTTTCCACAGTTTAGTGAGATGTTTTTAGAACAGAAGGTCTTTCCCCATCACCAAGATTGGATTGACCTGTTAGAGGGACGGGAGCCTAGTTGGCTCCACCCTAGTATGATTTACGAGAAAGGCGACCCTAACCGCCTTCTTGTGAATGTGCCGCCTGAGCACGCTAAGTCCACCGTTATCACGGTGAACTACTCTACCTACCGCATCGCGTTAAATCCCAACGTTAGAATCATCGTAGTTTCTAAGACGTTAATCAAAGCACGAGAGTTCGTGTACGCAATCAAACAAAGGTTAAGCCACCCGCGCTGGTTAAAGTTGCAAACAACATTTGGACCAGAAGGGGGATGGAAAGAAGACTCCGACACCTGGCGTGTTGATACCGTCTACTTGGGAAGCGATGCCCGTAATTCATCCGAGAAGGACCCGACTATTCAGGCACTCGGTATGGGTGGTCAAATTTACGGTGCCCGTGCCGACCTAATAATTTTGGACGACTGTATAACTACAGCCAATGCTCACGAGTATGAGAAGCAAATCAACTGGCTACAAAAAGAAGTTATCACTCGTCTTGGCAAAAATGGTAAGTTGCTAGTAGTAGGGACGAGAATTGCGCCGACAGACTTATACAAAGAACTCCGTGACCCGAAGCATTGGTCGGGGGGTAAGTCTCCTTTTACTTATATGGGTATGCCTGCGGTTCTTAAGTACGCTGAAAAACCCGAAGACTGGGAAACGCTTTGGGCTAAAAGTGACGTTCCTTGGGATGGCGATGACGATACGCCAGACGCTGACGGACTGTATCCTAAATGGGATGGAAAGACATTACACAGAAGACGCGGAGAAGTAACCCCGTCCACCTGGGCATTAGTTTACCAGCAGGAAGATGTAACAGAAGATTCCATTTTTCCCGCTGAACTTGTTCAGGGTTCTATAAATGGGATGAGAAAGCGTGGTCCTTTGAGACCAGGCGCAGCAGGACACCCAAGTCAAGTTGAGGGTTATACCGTTATTGGATTTGACCCTGCTATGGCAGGTAATGCTGCTTTTGTTGTTGCAACCTATAATCGTGATGACGGTAAGATTTATGTGTTAGATGTTCTGAATATGGCAGAACCTACACCACAAAAGATTAGGGAAGCAATTGAAGAGTTTGTTCAAAGGTATCGCCCGCAAGAACTACGAGTTGAGATTAACGCACACCAGAAGGCGTATTCACTTGACTCCGATTTACAGCAATGGCTTGCTGGGTATGGTGTCAGACTTAATTCGCATTTCACAGGCAAGAACAAGTGGGACACCAACTTTGGAGTCGCAGGAATGTCTACGCTCTTTGGAACAATCAGAGATGGCAAGTTCCAGAGAGACAACCTTATTGAGTTACCAAGCACTGAAGGCTCTGAAGGGCTTAAGGCTTTAGTTCAACAATTACTAACTTGGAAACCTGATACCAGAGGCAAGACCGACTGTGTGATGGCTTTATGGTTTGCTGTTTTAAGATGTCGTGAGTTTATGCAACAGAATGCTCAGATGCAACGGTATGCCAATAATAGATGGGCAACCAGAGCGCAACGAGAAAAGCGTTTGACTATTAATCTGGATGATGCCTTTGCAGCGCAATGGCAAGAGAATTACGGATAGGAACAATGGCAAAGTCACCTAAGAAGATAACCCCACGTCTGACATCAGATGTCCGTGAGGCTATTCGTGAAATGTCAAAGGCTCCATTTGGTAGACCTGGCAAGGTGACCAACTTTCCGCAACTAACTACTGCAGAAGCAGAAGAGTTAAAGGCTAGAGAAACTAAGAAGCCGCCTCTGTTTGTAAAGCGTGAGGGACAGAAATTAACTGCTAAGCAGATAGATAATATTGCTAAGCGTATTTCTAGAGAACGCGGTATTGCTTATAATCAGGCTAAAGAGTTGCTCTGGGAAGAACTATCTAAAGCGCCAATTTCTAAAGATGTAAAGCAACCTGGCACTATGTTGGCTAAAGCAATTCCAACAAGAGAACAATTTGAGGCAACTGGCTATCGTGCTGTGCAATACCAAGGTAAAACAATTTATCTTTCACCTGCACAGGTAAAACAAGTAGCAAAAGATTTAGGTATTAAAGTAGAGTTCAAAGATGGCTCTAGTAATTTGTTTGGCGAAAGTCCTACTGGTAAAAGCCAATATGAAAAAATTACTGGATTAAGTCCAGAAGCCCGTGCTGTTCAAGACCGCAAGGCTGCTGCTGAAGCAGAGCGTTTAAGGTCTGAAGCGATAAAGGATTGGGAGACTCAGGCTAAAGCAGCAGAGACTAACCCAAGAGTTAGAAAACCTGCTGAAGCAATTGGCAAAGCAAGTCCTGCTTCTGCTAAATCAGAAGCCTATGCTGAGCGTCTTTATCAAAGAACGTTTAAAGAGTTAACACCTAAAGAACGCAAAGCAATACAAATGATTATTGAACAAGAAGCAAGAAATGCTGCTAAGGCTCAAACACCTAAAGTTGGTAAAGGTGTAACTCGTGGTAGTTATAAACCACCTACTGTTAATCTACCCAAGTTTAACGGTGGCGGAGTACTTGGTTTTGCAGGAGTTGTTTTAGAAGGTATGTTCTCATATAAACAAATGTTGGCTGAACAAGAACGTCGTAAGAGAGAGATAACTTGATGCTATCTATAGAGCAAATCAATGCACGTGTAGATTCACTACGTCAACGTGCTGCTGGCAGAGATGCCAGACAACAAGATGTTCTTGCTGTACGTAAAGGTGAGATTTCTTCTGTATACCCAGACTTTTTTCCTGAAGGCGTAGATACAAATGTCGTTGCGAATTTTATTGACATTGTTGCCCGTGACCTATCCGAAGTTATGGCACCACTACCATCCGTTAACTGTTCGGCAGCAAATCAAGCATCTGACCGTGCTAGGGCTTTTGCTGACAAGCGTACTCGGATTGCCGCTAATTATTTTGCTCACTCGGACTTACAAGTCCAGATGTACACAGGTGCCGATATGTACATCACATTTGGTTTCGTCCCGTTCGTTGTAGAACTTGACGAAGAAGCAGGGCTACCGCGCATACGAATAGAAAACCCCGTGGGCGCTTACCCAGAGTTTGACCGCTATGGGCGCTGTATTGCCTTCGCAAAACGTTACTATATGTCCATTGGAGAATTAGTAGCGAACTTTCCTGAGTTTGAGATGGCTCTTCTTGGGAGAGAAGGTTATAACCAAGACTTAAATGCACAAATAGAAGTTATCCGATATTACGATTCGGAACAATCTATTGTGTATGTTCCGTCTAGAAATAATCTAGTACTATCACAGGCACTTAATCCGCTAAACAAGATGATGGTTGTTATTGCTAAACGACCTTCTCTAGATGGCGAGATGCGTGGACAGTTTGATGATGTACTTGGTATTCAGTTGCTTCGCAATAGGTTTGCATTACTTGCAATGGAAGCAGCGGAAAAATCAGTACAAGCACCAATTGTTGTGCCTCAAGATGTCAACGATTTGTCAGTTGGACCAGATGCGATTATTCGCACTGCCCAACCAGCAGGCGTACGCCGAGTTGACTTAAACATTCCTGCTGGAGCATTTACTGAACAGCAATTGCTACAGCAAGAACTTAGAACTGGAACACGCTATCCAGAGGGACGTACAGGAAATATTGATGCCAGCATTATCACTGGACAAGGTGTGCAGGCACTTATGGGAGGATTTGACACACAGGTCAAGTCTGCTCAGGCTATCTTTGCTTCAGCACTACGCGATGTTATTAGTTTATGTTTTGAAGTTGATGAAAGATATTTCAACTTTACAAAGACTATTCGTGGTGTAGACGCTGGTTCCCCTTATAGTATTGATTACATACCATCTAAAGATATTAAGATGGATTACTCAGCCGATGTTCGCTATGGAATGTTGGCAGGACTTAACCCAGCACAAGGTCTTATCTTTATGCTACAAGCCCTTGGCGGCAAGTTAATCTCTAAAGATTTAGCACAGCGTGAATTACCATTTGGAGTTAACGTAACTCAGGAACAAGAAAAGATTGAAGTAGAAGATTTGCGCACAGCGCTAATTGCTTCACTTCAACAATACACACAGACAATTCCACAACTAGCATCTAATGGTATGGATGTTAGTGGAGTAATTAATAAGATTGCTGGTGTAATTAAGGCACGTCAAAAAGGTATTCAGATTGAAGATGCCGTAGAAGATTTGTTTGCCCCTGAAGAATTACCTCCTGCTGGTGCTCCTGAAATGGTTGAGCAACCGTCCCCTGCTCCCGCTGCGCCAGTAGGAGGCTCTCCCGCTCAAGGTGCTCCACCATCACTACAAACATTACTTTCTAACTTATCAATTAGTGGCTCTGGTAGCGCCAGTGCTAGAACTACAGCACGGAGGTAATAATGCCACCGCGTAAAAAGAAAGCACAGCCACGTAAACGTAAACCTAAAACTGTAGAAAATGAAGAATATACAGCGTTAGAAATGTATTGTATTTGGCTTAATGAATATTACAAAGCCTTACTTAAAGCAGGTTTTAAATCTGAACTAGCACTTAGTTTTGTTATGGATAAAACTTCATATCCAAACTGGGTTGATTATCGCTCACCAAGTGAAGATGAGTTAAAGCGTTATCTAGACGAAGATGAAGATGACGATTAGCAGGATTGTTCCACAACCATTATGGGGATTACCTTCTCCAACTATTGAAGATGATGATATCTATGAAGAAGAGGACGATTAAATGTCAATGATGCAACCTAGTGACAACAGAGGTGGATACCGTAGACCGTCTAATCCTGCGCCTGTTTCTGGTCCTGGAGCATTATCTGCTAGAACAGATGGCGGTCCTGCTCAAACTCCTATGCGTTATCCAGATACCACATATGGCGAAGGTGGTTATGTAGAACAACAACAAGGCGCTGAAATGGCTGCTGGTCCAGCAATGCCTGCACCAGAAATGATTGACCTTACAGCACCTACACAATTTACAGAACAACCAATTTCTTTTGGCTCTAGTTGGGGTGCAGGTCCTGGACCTTCAATTGTTACACCACAACCAGTATCTATGCGTTCAACTTTAGAAAAAGCACTTCAGTATGACCAGAGCGGAATAGCAGAGTTTTTATACAACAGAATGAATAAATAACCTATGGCAGACAATAAGGGTTTTATTCCAGTATCTCTGAATATGGATACGCTTAAAAACAATCCAGAACTTATTCAGGTTAGAAATGCTGGTAACTTTACTTTAGAAGAACAGACATATCTAGATGGTATGGCTAAGTTATCTAACCTTAATTATATTTTATCAACAGACTCCGACCCTGCTCAGGCTAAAGATAACTTTGCACGTTTAGACCCTAATATTCAAAAAGCCCTTATTGGCTTAAACCCAGAGGCTGATTATCATAAGCCTAATGAAAATGTAATTAAGAAATATTTATTTAGCAGCAAACTTTGGGTTACTAACCCACTACGTTCTCTTGAGAAGATAGGTAAAGCATATATTAGTGCTGTTGAAAATACTGCACTTAATGTTCTTAATGCTGGTAATAAAATTAAAGAATCTGTTAAAGCACCTTTTGCTGGTGCTGCTGCTATTGAAAAAGTAACTAGCGGTAACTTTTGGTCAGAAGGCTGGAATGGTTACAATAAATGGAACCAAGAGGGCATTGAACGACTAGATAATGAATATAATCCTGCTACTGGTGTCTTAGTCAGAGGCATACTAGATGGCAAAAATGTTCTAGATATATTCCGTGAGTATGGCACTATTGATGATGATATGGCTAATGCTTACTTTAAAGTTGGTACTCCAGAGTTTCAGGAAATTGTAGACCGTTATAGTCGTCAAAAAATTAACATTGGTTCCAGAATTGTAGACTGGGCTGGTAAGTTTGCACCATATAAAGAAAAACCTTCTGCTGGTGATATGGTTAGAGATACCTTTGCCTCTGCCGTTCTAAGCATTGGTGGTATGCGTGGTGTTAAAAGAAACAAATATGGTGAGTTTGTTACCGAAAAATTGTTTGGTCAAGGGTACGGTGACCCTTCAACTGGTCTAGATATTGCTGCTACTTTTTATATAGACCCACTTACATACGTTACATTTGGTGGTTCTAGAGGTTTGGCTACATTTCAGTCTGTTAAGACTGCAGATGAACTAAAATCAATTACTGATGGTGCGTTAAAGGTTAAAAGAGTCCAAGAACTTTTTCAAGAACCAGCCTTTGTTGCTAAGAGTGAGTCCTTCTTAACAGATTTAAACTCATACCGTGATGCATTAAATAAAAATAATGTACTAGATGCTGGTCGCGCAAGAACAAAAATTGCTTTGGACCACCCAGAATATGATGACGATAACCTTTTAGGTCTACTTGTTCAGTCTACTGTTAAAAAAGCAGGCGAAGAAGTACCAGTTACAGATATGGACACTTGGTTTAGATGGTTTGAGACTGGGGAAAATCTAAACTATCTAATCAATGGTAAAGTAAATAATATTATTACCTTCCGTGAGGGTTCTGTAGCGCTACAAACCCGCACTCGGAAGATGGTTAATGGTTTAAGGGCTAACCTAGCCAAGGTATTTCACGGTTTAGACCGTGATATGGTTATTGGTGCCAAGCCTTTGCCTGGTGAATTAGTAGAAACTTGGGCTGATGTAGAAAAAGCAATGCTTTCCCGCCCAAATTTATCTGCTGCTAACACTCCAGAAGAAATGTTAAACCTAATCAACAAGAATGATTCAGTTTTAGATAGTTTAGTTAAGCCTAAAAACTACGCAAGAAAAGATATTGCCAGAGCATTTGGTGAACAACTAGCCCGTATGCCAGCAGAAGGTATTCAGATATTCTGGGCTGAATCTCTTGTTGATAAAAGTATAGATGCATTAAGAAGTTATGTTCGTCTTATAACTGGAGATAGACTTCGTGCAGAATTTATAGTTCAACAATATAAAATGGCTTCTAAAGCCGACAGAATTAATATGATGTTTAACCTAGACAAGTTATGGTTAGACTCTGCTGGTGCTGCATTTACCCCGCAAGGTATAGAGTTGCGTGATGCCATACTACAAAGCAGATATATCAATACAGAACTTGCAAGTATTGCAGATTATACAGCCGATGTTCCATCTGTTTTTAATAAGTTTCAGGATATAGAGACACTACCACCTGGACCTTCTGCTTTCTTCCACACCACAGAAGGTATAACTCTTATGCCTTTTGATAACACCCTTAAAGATATCTATAACAGTATGGGTGGCGGTATTAAAGGTGCGGGTCGTGCTGCTGAGTTTAAGTATGGTAAAGGTACTAAGAATTTAATCAAGAAAATTGGGTATATGTACTACTCAGGTAGTACTAATACCGCTTTATCTAAGGCTATCAACCGTGGCATAGTATTTATGTTGCTATTTCCTAAGTTAGGTATTAAAGCAGCCGCTGATGAGGCTACAATTTTGGCTAACGTCTCTAGCCCTGGAATGCTTTTTGACTTTCTATCAGGTAAAGGTAGAAAGATAAGCAATATTCAGACTGCTATTACTGGTAATAACACATCACAGGGCTTAGTAAAAGAAGCCTTCTTAAATTTGGTCGGAAGAAACCCTGCCAAGTTTAGAACTGCTGCTGAACGTAAATACCTTCAGGGTATGAAGGAAGTTGAAATAGAGTTTGTAGATGAATCTGGCAGACTTGTAAAACAAAAAGAAATTGTTACTGCTGAAGAATACTTTGGCAAAAGCCCAGAAGAAATCTTAGTTCAGGATGCCGTTGCTAAATATGGTAAAGGTATTTCAGATAAAGATGCAAAATGGCTACAGGATTATTTCCTACTAACTGGAGATAATGTAAGCGATAGTATCTTTGGTTCAATTATTGGTGCTACATTTGGTGACTCAATGGCTCTTAGTACGGGTCTTGCTAAAGAAATGTATGGCAAAAGCGTACTAACTCAGGCTCTTGAAAAGAATGGCAGAAAGATTTTATCAAAGCCATATCTAGATAAGTATAATCAGTTAACTCAAGCAGAGAAGAATCTAGCCCACTTTAAATATTTCTATTTATTATTCTCTAAGAATAAAAAGTATGGTGTTAATCTACCAGAACTATTCTTCCAGACTAATGCCCTAAAGACAGAAAAAGATGTAGATACTTTTGTTCAGTATGCTATGAGTTCTTTTGGCTGGAATAAGTTAAAGCCTAAACCAGATTTGGCTAAGAAGATAAATGATACCTTTGGTCAGAGCAGCATTCTTAGAAATGCTGGAAAGACAGAAGAAGAAATCAGCAAGATTATTATTCTTAATGCAGCCAAGGAAATGCGTCACGTATTCCACGGCGGTTCTGGTTTTAATGAAAATCTATTAAAGTTAATCCAGGATAAAGTCTGGGCTGCTAAAGAAAAGGTAAATAAGTCTCAGGCTTTTGCTGAGAAGCGAATGCTGCAGCGTGAGGCTGCTGGTGTTGGTGAAGTATTAAGCGCCCAGGAATTGCTTAAGCGTGAAAAGTACTACCGTGAAAGCATTACCTATACTAAAGCAATTGATAAGATAACTGATGAAGAGTTTTATGAAGCAATTAAGGGATTTGAATTAACAGGTCCTATCAAGACAGATATAGATTTTGATGCAATTGCAGCCTTTGATAAGAATCAACCTAACTTTATAGATAAGGTAATGTCTAAGGGTTGGGACTGGATGGACCGTCAGGTTAATGATGTTGTTCGTTCAGATATCTTTATGCTTAAGATGTTAGAACAGCGTAGCCTTCTTGAGGCTAATGAAGAACTACTTGTAAAGCATCTGATATCAGAGGGTGCAACTCCTGATAACGCTGCGGTTCAGGCTTCTACAATGATGGCTAATCAGGCTATGCATAATGCTGCAGATGAAATGCTTAAGTATGTAGATAATCCTGCACTTAGGTCACAGTTAGCATTTAATATGCGGGTTATTGGTCGCTTTATTCGTGCTGCTGAAGACTATAGCAAGAGAACTTTACGTTGGATGTTGCGTCATCCAGAATCTATTCCTTATAGAATAGGTCACCTAGGTCACGCAGCGGATGGTTCTGGAATTACTTATGATGACCAAGATGGTAATAAGTATGTAGTTATTCCTAATGATGGATTATTCTGGCAAGATATAGCACCTGCAATTGTTATGCTTGCTAATCCACTTTATAGCATCACTGCCCTCGGCAAGATGGGTGCAGATAAAGTTCTAAATGGCACTAGTATTAAAGATAGTCCGTATTGGGGTTTCTTTAAGCAGGCTGAATGGAATCAATATACTCTTAAAGTATCTTTATTGAACCCTTCATATTCTGAAGATGCAGGTACTTATACCTTTACTGGACCTAATATGTCCGTACCTATTGCTGGCATTAGAGACTTCTTAGTAGGTGTAGCGACAAAAAATGAAGCACCAAATCTATATAACTTTGGATTGTCGCTAGATAATATTCTACTTGGACAAGTAGCAGATAATACAAATCTACTAAGGTCTACTATTCCACCTGCAATTAGCAACTACTATAAGTTCTTAACTGGGGATTATAAAGATAATCAGGGTGCAATTGCTGCATATCAGGCTATCTCTATGATACAGTACAATGATAAGACAAGAAAACGCCCAGAAGATTTCTTAAATAAAGAAGGCGTATATGACGCATCTAAGGCGCAAGAGTTCTTAAATAGTTGGAGAATTCAAACTGCTAATATCTTAGGTAATAAGGCTGCAGCCAATACAATCTTTGGTGCTCCTTTGCAACTAGGTTCTCCAGATATTCCTAATTATCTACGCAAGAATGGAACCGTTACCTTTACTAAGGAATACGGAGATATTCTTAGAGGTGTACTACAGTTTAATCAGGAAAATGGGTTCCCATTGGGAGACCCATATACTGTTGCAGTTGCTTTGCACGCACAGGAACGACCAGATAAACTAATCTTTCAAGTCAATAAAGACCTAAAAGAAAGTAAAGTAGCAATAAACTATACCCAAGAAACTTTGACTTGGGCTATTGCTAATAGAAAGTTTGTGGAGAAGTTCCCTAATGCTGGGTGGATATTTGCACCTAACATCGGTGAATATGACCCAAAGGTCATCAGTTATATGCAGGCAGCAGACCTATTGCCACCAGATAAAGACCCGTTTGACTGGAACAATAAGGCTCTTAGACAGTATATAGAAAAGACTACAGTTGCTAAGTTGATATCAGAATACTATCAATATGATAGAGATGCTGAGAATCTACTTAATGACCCTAATAACCCAAATAGAAACTTCTCTAACTACCGTCAAGAAGTTAAAGCCAATGCTGCTGCTCAGAAGGAAGCCTTACTAAATAGCAACCCTTTGTTTAAGGCGGTGCAAGGACGTGAGAACTTCCAGACTGTAGAAGAACTTAGAAGTCACTTTAACGAACTAAGAACTATTGTTAGTGACGAGAACTATCCAAAGGGTGTAACCCCTGAGACTAAGAAACTTCTCAAGACAATGGTTCGTTCAGCATCTGAACTATTAATAGTTGCAGAGACTAAGACTGTATCTGGACAATATATGGGAGATACAGAACTAGAACGTCAAGTAACTGCTATGTATTCAGAATATAAAAAGATTGCTGGTACCAATGCCATATTGGGTGAAGCCTGGTCTGGTGTTATTCAACCACTATTAGATAAAGTCTATGATATACCGTTTAGGGTAGTCAGAAAGCCTGGTGATTAATGCCACCGAAAGTAACTAAAGGCGGTCCTAAGCCAAAGCGAAAAGACTATAATAACGATACCGCTTATCAAAAAGCAGTAGATAAGTGGGTTTCTTTAAATGGTCCAGGTGCTACTTCTTCTACCACTAGTGGTCCTTCTGTAACCAACCAAGGTGTTGTAGATACAAAGGATGTAGAGTCTAAGTATAGAAGTCAAACTGGCGTAAGAACTGATTGGCAATCTTTTGTTGATGGTACCTTTAATCTACAAGAAGGTGATGCTACTACTCAGTCAACCCCGTTTGTTACTGCAATTATAGAAGGATATGGTGAAAAGAAACCAACACCAGTAGTTATTCTTCCAGACCCAAATGGTAGGGGCTTTATAGTACAAGCCAGAGAAGAATTATTGCAGAAAATTGTTACTGATATAAAGCGAAATCCAAACAATGCTTATACTTGGAAAACACAACTACAGAATTACTATCGCAGCCAAGATGCTTTTACAACATCACTTCGTGGTGGTCCAGTATCTGATAAAGATACAGAGTTTGTATTTGCTTTACGTAGAGCGCTTAGCGAAATATCTTCTAATAACTTTAGCGCAGGTGCTGAGAATGTAAATAATAATACTCTCAACACAAATGGATTTTATGATATAAACACTTGGATTCAGAGCAGAACTCCAGTTCCAGGTCGTCAAAGCGAAAGCAGCACTACAAGAAACTTTACCCTTAGAGAAGATGCTATTGCTGACTTTATGCGTGAGGTCCAACAGCAGGTTGGAGACCCAGCACTTGTAGATAATGTAGATGCTTTGGCTGAAGCCTACTGGGAGAAAGTACAGGCTGAAGAGCGCAAGCGTATGGGTAGAAGTAGTTCTACTTATGACCCCATTACTGGTAAGCAGGTTAGCGTTAGTACTGGATTCCAAATGCCATCGGCTCAGTTACTTAAAGAGTGGCGAATTGGTTTTATTGTTAATGGTGCTACCAAGAAAAAGAAAGTCATTAGCACTGGTATTGCAAATGTAGACCCAGAAGATTTACAGGATGCTGGTGGAGACTTAGGTGATAACTATACTAAGTTAAAGAGTTATTCCTATGACTTTGGTGTTCCTTTAACAGATGCTCAATTGCGTCAGAAGGCTGCAGAAGCCTCTATAGCAGGTGGCTCTATTGAAGAACAAAAGAGAAGTATTCAGTTAGCATCTAGAGCCTTATATCCAAACTTAAGTTCTTATATTGAGGCTGGTATGAAGATATCAGATATAAGCGACCAGTATAGGAAGATTAAAGTAAACGAATTAGAACTAGCAGATGGCTCTGTAGATATCTTTGATGTAGATGTTCAGTCTGCACTTAAAGCAGATAAGTTATTATCACCTAATGATTACACTGCTTTAATAAGACAAAATCCTAATTGGAAATATACAAAGGCTGCTAATGAAGCAGCAGCAGGTTTTGTTGATACTATAACTAAGACTTGGGGGTATGTAGGATAGTGGCTACACCAAACGATAGAGAAGATAGGGCTATAAAAAATGCTGGGGTAGTACCTGGTTCTCCTCAAGACCCATTTTATCATTCAACTGGTAAAACTAAAACAGTAACAATTAATGGTAAGTCATATACAGGTATTGACGTAGGTTCAACAAAACCACCTGCTGCTACAGAAATTGGAATGGTTTCTCCTTCTTCAGGATTGGTTATTACTGGCACTGAGCGTAATATGGCTAAAGAGCGCGAGGCTATGAATCTTGGTATGACTAAGGAATATATTGCCTCTCGTGGCGGTATTAACTCACAAGGTTATTTTAATGATACTCCTTTGTCTGGGCAATTATCTGCTGCTGAATATAAATCTGTAACCAAACCAGATGGAACAATTGATACTATTGGTATGGCTAAAATTCTTCAAGATAAAAAAAGACAAGAATTAAAAGGACAAGGTTTATCAGATGCTGAAATAGAAAAAAAATTAAATGAAGAATGGGGACAACTATATACAGCATTAGGTCAAACTGGTGGTTTTGATGCTAATGGAAATCCTACCCCTGGTGGACAGTATGATTCTACTGGTAAATTTGTAGGTGCTTCTGCTCCTGGCTCTAGCCCTGGTGCTGGTACAGATAATGTATCTCAGGAAAAACGTGATGCTTTTGCTTTAGTAGAACAAACTATGCGTAGTTATGGTTTTACTGATGTTGAATTAAATGAAATTTTAGGGTATGTAAAAGGTGCTTTAACTAATCCTAGAATTGGTGCTAATCAAGTATTGATTGATATACGTGGTTTAAATGCTTATAAGGCAAGATTTAAAGGTAATGAAGACCGCAGAGCAAAAGGACTTAATGTTCTTTCTGAGGCTGAGTATCTATCACAAGAAGAAGATTACTCCGCTACTCTTACCCAAAAAGGTCTACAAAGATTTATTAACCGTGCTCAGTTTGCTACATTAATTGGTAATGATATATCTAACTATGAGTTAGGTAAAAGAACTGATTATGCAGTTCAAAGAGTTGAATATGGTAATCCTTTGGTTAAAAAACAACTAAGAGATTTTTATAATATTACTGATACAGATATGGTTGCTTACTACCTAAATCCTAAAGAAGTACTACCAGAACTAGAAGCCAGAACTACTGCTGCTGAAATTGGTGCAACTGCTGCGTCATTTGGATTTGCTACAGATAGGGCTAGAGCAGAAGGCTTAAGAGCCGCTGGTGTAGACCTAACAAAAGCAAGAGCAGGATATGAGCAGATTGCAGAGTATCTACCTAGAACACAAGAACTAGGAAAGTTTTATTCACAAACTGGAATTAACTATACGCAAACAAGCGCTGAAGAAGAAGAGTTCAAAGGAACTGCTTCTGCTAAGCGTGCCCGTGAACAACTCAAGCAACTTGAACTAGGTTCATTCTCTGGACAGAGTGGCGTAGCAAGACTTGGTAGACAAGGTATGGCGGGTACCTTCTAAGAATCCTGACGTGGACCGACCAGCCCCACGCAGTGTATAAGACTGGTAGTAAGAGCCAGACCACTTGCCCCTGAGTGACTCTGTGGCTTACGACTAACTAACGACAGAAAGGGTGGTTGCTATGAGCAACAACTACTGGGATGAAGAAGACGATGACGACCAAGATGTGCAAGAGGTTGTGACTGGTGATGACCTTGTGAAAAAACTTCGCAAGGCAAAACGAGCAGACGAAAAGCGCATCAAAGAACTTACTGAGCAACTTGAGAATTTTAACAAGGAGCGTCGTGAGCGTACCGTTAAAGAAGTCCTAGAAAAGAAAGGCATTAACGCTAAAGCGGCAAGGCTTATTCTTAAAGACTTGGATGATGTCTCAGAGGAATCTCTGAATGGATGGCTCTCTGAAAATGGAGACCTAATTGGCTATCAAGAACAAGTCGTAGATGAGCAGAAAAAACAAAATCTTGCAGCACTACGCCAGCAAGATGTTATTACGCAAGGCGGAATAATGCCAGATAGAGCAGATGAGTTAGCAATGAAACTGGACAATGCGCAAAGTGCAGATGAATTGTTGGCTTTCCTACGCTCTCAGTCCTAATTCCGTTCATAGTCTAGGAGACTAAACAAATGGCAGACGCCTATACCACTACAGGTTCGTCCTCACTCGGAGGAACCGCTGGTGCAGCAGGTCTAGTCCAGAAGGCATATGACCGCCTTCTAGAGTTCGCTCTCCGCTCAGAACCACTAATTCGTTCTGTCGCAGATAAGCGTCCTGCACGCCAGGCTATTCCAGGCTCAACAGTTGTTCTACAACGTTATGTTGACCTAACCGCAGCAACTTCAACACTAACTGAAGATGCTGACCCAGATGCAGTAGCACTGTCTACTCCAACATCTGTAACCATTACTCTTGCTGAGTATGGTAATTCAGTACTTGTTACCCGTGCGTTGGAACTCTTCAGTCTTGCTGATGTAGACCCAGCCATTGCTAACATTATTGCATTCAACCTTGCTGATTCTATTGACAAGGTTGCAATGAACACATTGCGTCAAGGAACCAACGTAATTTACGCAGGTTCAACCGCAACATCAACAGCAACAATTACCGCTGCTGCTACCCTTGCTTCTGCAAACATCCGTAAGGCTGTTGCTAAGTTACGTGGTAACAATGCAAAGGGACGTAAGGGCAACCTATATTGGGTTGGTCTACATCCAGAAGTTTCTCACGACCTTCGTGCAGAAACAGGTTCTGCTGGTTGGTTGATTCCACACCAATACGGTTCAAGCCAGAATGAAATCTGGGCAGGCGAAATTGGCACATATGAAGGTGCTTACTTCGTTGAGACAAACCGTATGTACACTGCAACCGATGGTGCTTCAAGCGCTAAGGTTTACCGCACAATCGTAGCGGGACAGCAGGCTCTTGCTGAAGCAGTTGCTGAAGAGCCACACGTAGTCGTTGGACCAGTAGTTGACAAGTTGATGCGTCACCGCCCAATGGGTTGGTACGGCGTACTTGGCTTTGCTCGCTACCGCGAAGAGGCTTTGTACCGCATTGAAAGCGGTTCTTCAATCGCTTAGTTGATTGATTCTGAAGGGTAGGCATATTTGAAAAGTCTACCCTTTGGGATGAGTCCGTTAAGGAGGACTAATGACAGAATATCGCTTTAAGACACCAACGGTGTCTGAAGGTCCTGCTGGAGGGCACAGATTATTCTACTTTTACACATTAGAACGTGGAATAACTATTGTTAAATCTGGTGCTACATATTCACAGGCTAGATATTTAGTTGATTCTGATTTGGCTAACTATGATGCTGTATATCGTGGTGGTTATGAATATACAGTAGATGAAGCCACTAAAGCAGAACTTATTGCTGGTGGCGTGGGGATAACAGAAAGTAACTTTACTGCAATATGAAACATTGGGAGCACCATCCCGAACCAATTGAAGGATGTTTTGGCTGTAAAGGTCTAAGCCTTCAGATGAATTCAGGGGACGCAAAGAGGGACATTCCTGATAAGAAATGGAATGCAGAACTACAGGCATACAGAGATGCTAGGGCACAAGGTATACAGCCTAATAGCACAAATATGAGAGATATTGTCGCAGCACATAAAGCATCAGAGGTTATGGGCAAAGCCTATGATGGTGACAAAATGCCTAAAGCACATAAAATCAACAAGGGCGTAGCCCAAGTTATGAAAGAAATAGGAGCATAAATGCCAAAGGTAGGAAACAAGAAGTTCCCTTATACAGCCAAGGGCAAGAAAGCAGCCAAGGCTTATGCAATGGCTGAGAAGATGGAATCCAAATCTGAAAAGAAAATGGAAATGAAAAAGGCTATGAAGAAGATGGCTACCAAGAAGAAGAAGAAATAATTATGCCTAGAGTTTCTAAATCGCCAGATGAGGCTATAGCAAAATATAATCAGCAACTTGCCAAGAAAGAAGATAGGGCAATTATTAAGGCTGAGGCTATGTATGAAAAGTTAATTAATCAAGGCAAAGTAACTCCTGCTAACCGCAGACAAATCAAAGAAAAAATCGCCAGAAAGACTGGCGTCTATGTAACAACGGATGCAGACTAATGAAGGCTAAAAAGGGTATGGGCTTTAAAGCAGCCCAAAAATCTATTGCCAAGAAGCAAGGTATTAGTATGGAATCTGCTGGTGCAATTCTAGCCAGTGGTGCTCGCAAAGCCTCTGCTGCTGCTAAGAAGAAAAACCCTAATCTTAAGAAGGTTAAGGGTAAGGCTAAAAAGTAATGTCATCAGGTAAATACAAACCGCACTACGGATTTAATTCAGTCCAAATTAAAAACGGGATGGTAGTGCGGTTACGTAAAGATGGAACTGTTAGAACAGTACTAGGAAAGTATGGGGAATATGGCAAACAAACCAGACCCACGGCTTAAAAGGGCTGGGGTATCAGGCTTTAATAAGCCTAAGAGAACACCTAATCATCCGACTAAGTCACACGTTGTTGTGGCTAAAGAGGGTAGTCAGGTAAAGACTATTCGGTTTGGACAGCAAGGTGTATCTGGTAGTCCTAAGAAGTCAGGTGAATCTGCTTCTTACCGCAAACGTAGAGAATCTTTTAAGGCTAGACATTCTAAGAATATTGCTAAAGGCAAGATGTCTGCAGCATATTGGGCAGATAAAGTTAAATGGTAGTAGACCATATTTGCTTGAAGTCAGACTGTAATAAAAAGTCATACTTCCTTGGCTTTTGTTCACCAGAACATTTTGATATTAATACTTGGATAGAAAAGAAGTAAGGAAATAAAATGGCGAAAGGTAAAGCATTTTGGGACAAGAAGAATCCAAAGCGTACATCTACAAAACTGACTCCTGCTCAGAAGGCTGCTGCCAAGAAACGTGCAAAGGCTGCAGGACGGAAGTATCCGAATCTAGTAGACAATGCTGCAGTACTAAAGAAGAAAGGTAAGTAATGGCAGGGATAGCAGGTAGCACATTTTGTGCAGAGTTAAATCGTTTGGCTAATGGCGGTACCTATCCTGCTATGACATCTTTCTTAGATGAGCAAGGTGCTGCTAATGCTTGGGCTGGTACTACTGGCAAAGGAATTATTGGTGCTCTTAATTATGAAGCAGACCCAACCCGTCAACCAGATGATTATAAAGATTTAAATGCAATCTGTAATGAACTAGCAGGCACTACTGGCAAGTCAGCAGTAGATGCATTAAGGACTATCTAAGTGACAACCACATACTCTGATATTGTTAATGAGATTTTAATTAGTATGGCTGGCTATACTATGCAGCAAGATAGGGCTACAACTCTTGCTGCTGCAATTAGCAGCACAACTACAACCAGCATTTCTGTTACATCTACCTCTGATATTGGTAAAGGTATTATTGAAGTTGGCGAAGAGTTGATGTGGATTGATAACTTTGACCGAGTAGCCAATACACTGACGGTTGCACCTTGGGGTAGAGGATACCTAGGCACTACTGCTTCTACCGCTGCTACAAGTAGCAAAGTAACTATTAGCCCCACCTTCCCTAAGAAGGTTGTTAAGAGAGCAATCAATGACACCTTGCAAGCAATGGCTGCATCTATCTTTGCTGTAAAGCAAACAACATTTACATTTAACCCAGCAGTAACTACCTATGAATTACTAGATGGTGCAAGTAATGTTACTGCTCAGTTTATTATTGCAGCCCACTGGCAGGAAGTAGGACCATCTAAAGAATGGATACCTGTTCGTAGAATCAAACTAGAACCATTTGCTGATATTAGTACTTGGGGTGGTAGTGCTGCATCACCTGCACAAACAGTAACTATTCACGACTATATTACTCCTGGCAGAACTGTAAAAGTTCTTTATGGCGCTAACCCTGGAACATTTAGTTCTGACTCAGATGTTTTTACAACTGCAACAGGACTACCTGAATCTTGTAAAGATGTAGTAGTTCTTGGTGCAACATATAGATTGCTAACATTTCTTGACCCAGCACGTGCAACACAGACCAGCCCACAGGCTGATGAGATTGATACCAAGAGAACATTTGGTAGCACCTCAACAATTATGCGACAGATTTATGCACTATATACACAAAGACTTGCTGAAGAAGTTAAATCTCAACAGCAACAATTCCCAGTCCGAGTCCAATACGTCCGATAGGTAAACAATGACAGTACGCAAATACTCCTCTCGTGCTCAGCAGACGACCCTTGCTGCTGCAATAACGTCAACAGCCACATCTATGACAGTAGTGTCTGGTTCAGCCTTGATGGGTGGAAAGACCCTAACTGGTAGCCAAACCTATACCGTTGTCATTGACCCAGATACATCGCTTGAAGAAATTGTAGATGTAACGCTCTACTCGTCTGGCAATACATTAACTATTACTCGTGGTATTGATGGTTCAGGACCTAGCGCTGGTGTTGGTGTCGCCCACTCCGCAGGTGCTGTTGTAAGACATATGGTTGTAGGTCGTGACCTTCAAGAGGCTAATGACCACTCCGAAGATACAACTACCGCTCACGGACTTACTCTTGCTGATGTGGTTCTAACTACTGAAACTAGCGTTGTCTCAAGCGGAATGATTGTAGATGGTGCAATTGGTACCGCTAAGATTGATGATACTGCAGTAACTACAGCCAAGATTAATAACAGCGCAGTAACTACAGCAAAGATTGCTGACTCTAATGTTACTACTGCAAAGATTGCAGATAGTGCTGTAACTACCGCCAAGATTAATGATGGTGCTGTTACCTCTGCCAAGATAGCAGATGGCACTATCGCAACTGGCGATATTGCAGATGGAGCAGTTACTTCAGCCAAGATTGCTGATGGAACAATTGCTACTGGAGATATTGCCGACTCTGCTATTACCTCGGCTAAGATTGCCGATGGCACTATCGTAAACGCAGATATCAGTTCTACTGCTGCAATTGATAAGACAAAGATTTCAGGTACTGCTATTACTGCTGGTGATACTGGCACAGTAACTAGCACAATGATTGCTGATGGTACTATCGTCAACGGAGATATCTCAGCATCTGCTGGTATTGCTTATAGCAAACTAAGCCTTAACAGTTCTATTACTTCTGCGGATATAGTAGATGGAACTATCGTAAATGCTGACATTAATGCTTCGGCTGCTATTGCTCTTAGCAAGTTAGCAACTGACCCATTAGCCCGTGCTAATCACACTGGCACTCAGGCTGCAAGCACTATCTCTGATTTTGATACACAGGTAAGAACTTCTAAGGTAACAGACCTTGCTGCTCCTACTGGCTCATTCTCAATGAATAGCCAAAAGATTACTAACCTTGCTACACCTACAGATTCAGGTGATGCAGCAACTAAAGGTTATATTGACACTGAGATTACTGACCTAATCAATGGTGCTCCTGGCACACTAGATACTCTTAAAGAGATTGCTGACCAGATTCAGGCTGGTGGTACTTTCTATGACTCAGTAGTATTTAAGTCTGGCTCCACAATGACTGGTGCCTTGACTCTTAATGCAGACCCATCTAGCAACTTACACGCCGCTACTAAGCAGTATGTAGATGCTGTTGCTGGTTCTGCTACCGCTGCTGCTTCTAGCGCAACTGCTGCTGCAGCATCTTATGATTCTTTTGATGACCGATATTTAGGTTCTAAGTCATCTGCTCCTTCTGTTGATAATGATGGAGATGCACTTGTTGAAGGTGCCTTGTACTGGAACTCAGTAGACAATGCTATGTACGCTTGGACTGGAACTGAGTGGGGTAGCATTTCATCTACTGCTGCTATCTACCGTTATAAGTTCGTAGCAACTGGCGGAGAAACTTCAGTATCAGGAACTGATGCTAACGGTCTAACACTTTCATATCTTGCTGGTAAAGAGCAGGTATACCTAAACGGTGTACTGCTAGTACGTGGTTCAGATTACACAGCATCCAATGGAACAAGCATTACATCTCTTGCTGCTTTGGCTGCTAGTGATGTTCTAGAGATTATTACATTTACTGCATTTGATTTAGCAACTGCTATCCCTAATACTGTAATTGACGCAAAAGGCGACATACTGGTTGGTAGCACTGCAGATACAATTGGTAAACTTTCGGTAGGTACAAATGGTTACTATCTCAAGGCTAACTCGGGCGCAGCCCTTGGTGTTGAGTGGGCAGCCGTTGATGCTTTACCGAGCCAGACAAGCAACGCTGGCAAATACTTAACAACCGATGGAAGCACTGCTTCTTGGGCAACAGTAGACACGCAATCCGTTGAGGTAATGACCTTGATGGGCGCATATATCTAAAGAAAGGTACAGTAACTAATGGCTGTAACATCCAAAGTCCTTGCTCGCACAGCAGCAGCGACATCAAGCACAACCCTATATACACAACCTAACACATCTACTATTACAGTAGTAACAAGCGTGTTGGTAGCAAATACAACAGGTAGCGCTGCTAACTTCACTTTATCTTTTGCTGGAGTAACATCTGCTTCATCAGTATCTGTAGGCGCTTATGACACTACAGTTATTGATATGAAGCAAGTGATTCCTGCAACTAATCCTGCTGCTACAATTACTGGCAGCGCTTCTACAACTGGCGTAAACTTTCATATTTCAGGAGTGGAGATAGCCTAATGACGCCAGTATACAAACTATCTGCTAATTCTGTAAAGAATGGTAGAACTGTATATGGGAGTATGTTGGCTGGCAATACTGCCTTCACAGAAGCGGCTTTTGAATCAATCGCATCTGTAAGTGGTACTGGCTCTAGTGGAACTATTACATTTTCAAGTATTCCATCTACATATTCACATCTACAGGTTAGAGCATTTATGCCTGTAACATCTAATAATAATGCTCCATATATTAGATTTAATTCTGATAGTGGAAATAACTATACTGTTCATACTATGCTTGGTGCATCTGGTCAGAGTACTCCATTGGCTCAAAGCGCTACAGCGCAACCTTATATAAATATTGGTGGTTTTTGGCACGGTATTCAAACAACATACCCTGCTGTTTCTATTGTAGATATATTAGACTATTCAAATGGAAATAAATATAAAACTATAAGAGCCCTTTCTGGTCAAGATAACAATGCTTCTCTTGGTAGCGTTGGTATGTCAAGCGGTCTATGGCTTAATAATAGTGTTATAAATACTATTTCAATTATATTAAGTGGTTCTACTAATTTTGGTTCTAATGCTAGATTTGGACTATACGGGATAAAGGCATAATATGGCTATTACATACGACCCAATTGCAACTACGACTTTAGCAAGTACTTCTGCGCTTATTACATTTTCAAGCATAACTTCGGCATATACAGATTTAGTCTTAGTAATTTCTGCTACCAATACAGGTGGTGGTGTTGATACGTTTTTACGTATAAATAACGATACAGGAACCAATTACTCATATAACTGGATGTCGTCTTACACTGGCACCCCAGCAACTGGTACGGTAAATACAACGGCTAATGTTCGTATGGGTTATTATGCAATTCCAACAACTGATGTAGAATATCATTCTGTTACTCATATTTTAAGTTATAGCAATGCTGCTGAATACACTACTTGGATAACTAGGGCAAATAGAGCAAGCCAGGGAACTGAAATGATAGCAGCCACTTGGCGTTCAACTAGTGCTGTTAATAGAATTGATATAGTAGCAAATACAAGTGCTTTTGGTATTGGTTCTACATTTACCCTCTATGGAATTGCAACTGCTTAGGAGCAAATATGCCAAATACATTTATAAAAATAGCAACAGTATCCGTTGGTGCTAGCGGTACAAGTAGTATAGACTTTACTTCTATTCCAGGAACATATACTGATTTAAAAATTCTTTGTTCTTTAAGAACTGATAGTAGTGCTAGCAGTTATGGTGAAATGGTTTATTTAAAATTTAATGGTTCTACTTCTAATTTTAGTCTTAAAAGATTAGAAGGATATGGAACAACTGTTACGGGTTCTAGCGAAACTGATGCTAGATTTGGTAGAGCAAACAATGCTTCACAGACTGCATCTGCTTTTGCTAACATAATGGTTTATATACCAAACTATGCAAACTCTACAAACAAGCCTTGGTATAGTGATGCAGTAAATGATACAAATGGGTCAACAAATGAAATGTTTTTTCACGGTGCCCTTTGGTCCAATACTGCAGCAATCACATCTATATCTATAGTCGGCAGTGAAGTAGGTTCTAAATTTGTCCAATATTCAACTGCAACACTTTACGGAATCAAGAACTCCTAGGAAAGGAAAACAATGCCAACCAAAATCGTAGTTGATTGCTCAACTGGGGTAGCCACAGAGGTAGAACTTACCGCTGAGGAAATTGCACAGCGTGAAGCAGATGCTGCAGTTTTTGCTGCGGAGAAAGCACAACGTGAAGCAGAAGGCGCAGCAAAGGCTGCTGCTAAACAGGCTGCTCAAAATAAACTAAAAGCACTTGGTTTAACCGCAGAAGAAATCGCAGCACTAACAAAGTAAAGGATAATAATGACAAAAGCCAGAGATATAGCAAGCGCTGCTCCCGCACCGTCTACGGTATCAGCAACAGAGATTGGCTACCTTGACGGAGTAACTTCTGCTGTCCAAACACAGATTGATAGCAAAGAACCAACGCTACCTTCTCAAACTGGTAACTCAGGTAAGTACTTAACTACTGACGGTTCTACTAAATCTTGGGGAACAGTATCTCAGTATTCCCTTCCTTCACAGACTGGTAATTCAGGCAAGTATTTGACTACTAATGGCACTACTGAGTCTTGGGGTACTGTTAATTTACCAACTACTTGGACTCAAAGAAGGTCAGGCGATGGTTATGCTTATAATTCTTGTGCTTATAATGGAAGCAATTTATATGTAGCAGTTGGTAATTCTGGGAAATTGGTGAGTTCAAGCGATGGTATTACTTGGACTAGTAGGACTTCGGGTTTTGGGTCAAATAATATAAGCAAGGTCAACTACGGCAATGGTTTATTTGTTGCCGTTGGTGCAAATGGAACAATCACAACTTCAACTGACGGAATAACTTGGACAGCAAGAACAGCAAATATGGGAACAAATTATATAAATGATGTTCATTATGCAAACTCTTTATGGGTTGCCGTAGGTAATGGAGGAGGTTCAACCAACACCGGCGGTATAACATATTCAAGCGATGGTATTACTTGGACAAGAAAATCGCAAACTATTTCTACAATAGATAGCGGATATCTATCTGTTATGTATAATGGAACAAATTGGATTGTCGGTGCATATAGTGGCAGTTCTAGCAATTATTTGTATGCTTCAACTCCATCGGGAACTTGGACAGCCGCAAACGCATCAGCCAGTTCATTGGTTCAAAATCTGAGTTATGATGGGACTAGGACTTTATACTCCGATGATGCTGGTTCTGTTTGGTTTTCAACTGATACAAATTTATCAACAAGAACACAACTTTACGCAGCGTTTGTAGATGATAATCAAGAAAAAAACTTTTATTATGGCGGCAGATTTTACACAGTCGGTTCAACTTTTTATCATTTCTCTACTACTCCAGCGGCTAACAATGGTGTGCAGGGTATTAAAACCGAATTAGCACCAAACACCGGAAACTTAACGAATGGTGCGTTGAGCAATAGGTCAAATTCAGTTTGGGTTGGCGCAACTGGATATATAGTTTTTGATTTATATGGTGGAATTTTTACCTCATTTTAAGGAGAACTAACAGTAAGGGGATGATATGATAAAAGAAACTGAAACTGTAACTATCGGCTGGTGCGATAACGGACTAGCCGATGGTAAGTTTGCAGAGGGATTGCTAGGTGTAACTCTTGCAGCCCCTAACAATGGTATGAAGATTAGCCATAGTGTTCGTGTGGCTGGTAATCAGATTAGCCGTCAACGTCAAAGGCTACTAGACCATTGGTATGACAAGAACCTATCTGACTGGTTGCTCTGGATAGATAGCGATATAGTTCTAAACATAGATGCTTTGTATTTACTATGGCACGCAGCAGACTCTGAGACAGCACCAATAGTAAGCGGTGTTTACTTCATCTCTAAAGAACCAGAGGGCACAACAATGCGCCCATTCCCTTGTATCTTTAAGGATTTAGGTAACCACGAGATTCAGTATCTACATCCGCTACCTGAGATGGAACTGGTTGACTGTGACTTGGCTGGCTTTGGTATCTTGATGATGCACCGAAGTGTAGTTGAGAAGATGCGTGAAGCATTGCCTGACCAAGGATTCTTTAATGAAGAAGTTGGTTCTGGTAAAGATGATGAGTTTGTAGGCGAAGACATAATCTTCTTTCGTAAGATGAAGAAGACAGGCATACAACTTAAAGCACACACTGGTGCACTAGTCAAGCATATGAAAAGATTCTCACTTGACTTTGGATACTATGCACTTTACTGGTCTATGGAGCATATTAAAGACCAGATGAAAGAACAAGCAGAAAAGAAAAATGGGAATAAAACAAGAAGCGGACTCTATCTTCCCCGTTAAACGAAGCATAGATGACCATATAGATGACTTTGAAGCAACTGGCATATTCTTAAAGGAGCATAATGGCAGGTCGTGATATTACCGAAGGTCGCTCTGAGCGAGCGATTGCAGTAGACCTTGGTATCGTTTCTTCATCAGCAGTCTGGGAAAATACAGATGTTTCTTATGACACTGCTATTGGTGGTTTGCCTTTCTTTTATGCCATCTCTGACCAAAGACCATATATTAGACAGACTGCACCATTTCGTAAAGAACAGTTTGATAATGGTTCAGAGCCAGGAGAACAGTCGCTAACAGGTTGGTGGTTACGCTCTCAATCTTCTTTCCACAATGGCTCAGGCATTAACTTTTATGACCCATCTGCAGGTGAGACTGTATTGTATAGATTCAATGATTCTAAAGGTGTTGATGTCTGGACAAAGGGACAGGTAACTTTACTTAAAGATACATCAGTTGGTCATATAACAACTGGTCCAGTTGAATCTAATGGTCGTTCTTTCCAACAACTTCGTTCTATTAAGTGGGGAACCACCAATGGCGTCCTTCTTCACGACGGATATGATGTAGATAAGATTGACTCAACTGGTGCTGAGACTCACTTTATTGACTATAACGCAGGCTCTGATGATAAGGTTTATGCAATCTGTGATGATGGTACTGCTGCCTATTGGGTGACTAATGATACTGGTCCATCTGGAAAACTAGAGGTAAACACAAAGCCTTTAGTTGGAGATGCATCTACATCTAAGACAGTACTGTTTACTGCTGCTGGTATTACAGTAACCAATGCAACTATGGAATATATTAAAGACCGTATTGTAATGGCTGCTAATAATAAGATATATGAATTCTCTACGTCAGCATCATCACTGCCTACCGCTTTATATACACACTCTGATTCAGATATTATCTTTACATCTATTACAGCCTCTGGTCCTGCTATTTATGTAGCAGGCTTTAGTGGTATCCAGTCATTTATTTATAAGTTTACTCTTAGCACTGCTGGTGCTATGCCTACTTTGACTACTGCTATTACCGCAGCAGAAATGCCAGTAGGCGAAAAGATACATAAGATTTATTATTACCTTGGTTATATGATGATTGGAACTAGCAAAGGCATCCGAGCAGCACTTGTATCAGACCAAGATGGCTCTATCCAATATGGTCCACTTATTGTTAGAACAACTCAACCTTGTTATGACTTTGCTGCCAGAGATAGATTTGTTTGGTGTGCTACTAGCGTTGCTGGTGAACCTGGCGTTATTCGCATTGACCTAGGTAATGAAGTAGAAACCCTACGCTTTGCATACGCAAATGATATTTATTACTCAGGAGTCTCAGGAGTAGAGACCACATCTTGTGCTTTCCTTGGTGAGACAGACCGACTTGCTTTCTGTACAGAAGCAGTAGACCAGAAGTCAGTTACCAATAAAGAGCGTACAGGAACTACAGCCACAATTACTTCAGCAGCACACGGATATGTTGCTGGTGATGTTATCTATGTAATTGGCGTAGATGCTGCCCTTGATGGAAGTTGGACTATAACCTCAGTCACAACTAATACAATCACTTACACAACTACTACATCTGGAACTATTGCTTCAACAGCAGTAACAGCAGGATTTGTAGGCAAGCCTGGCTATTCTTATCTAGAAGATGATTCTGACTTGATTGCTTCTGGCTACATTAAGACAGGTAATATCCGATATAACACACTAGAGCCTAAGAATTTCCGCCGTATTATTGCCCGAGGTGAGTTTGAAGATGGTTCACTAACAGTAGCGACAGTTGTTGAAGATGGCACTGAGTATGAACACATTACCTATGACTCAACTATTTCATCTCAAGAAGTATCTACAACTCAGCCAGAAGATGCACAAGAGTTTGTAGCATTTAGATTTACCCTAACAAGAGATGGTACAACTGCATCTGCTGGTCCTACATTCAAGGGCTATCAGGTTAAGTCAACCATTGCTACTCCACGCCAGCGTGTATTACGCTTCCCAGTATTCTGCTACGACGTAGAGACAGATAGATTCAATGTCGTAACAGGTTATAGCAACCGAGCACTAGAACGTCTTAAGGCATTAGAAGAAGCCGAGGCTAATGGTGACGTGCTTAACTGGCAGGACCTAACAACCGCAACAGGTGAGTCCCGTCAGGTCACAATTGAACAACTGTCATTTACCCGTCTGACTCCACCAGATAAAAGATTTTCTGGCTTTGGTGGAATCATTGAGATTACTTTAAGGACCGTATAAAATGTCACCTGCTGATTGGGCTGGATTAGCCGTTGCCGTAACTACTATTGTCGCTGCATTTGCTGGAGCAGTGAGATGGCTAGTTAAACATTATCTTTCTGAACTAAAACCAAATGGTGGTGGCAGTCTTAAAGATAAAGTTGATAAACTAGAGTTAAAGGTAGAAGTACTATCCGACTTAATTAGGCAGGCACTTAGCAGATGACTAACTGCATCCACGTATATCAATACGTAGGAGCAGAGGTATGTCCTCATTGTGGGAGAGATACCCACGAAGCAGACTTTGAAACTACTGCAGAGATAATCAGAAATCACTACAAGAATGGGGACGACTTGCCTTATGTGTGTGGAGAATGTAACGGAACAATCAGAATATGGTGGTCAATATGAAGAAGGTAGTAAAAGTGGCAAGTCCTGCTGCCATCGCAGTGTTGCGACAGGCAACTGCTCTTGCTCCCAAGCGTATGAAGGCGAGCGATGGACTGCTTCCTTCTGCTGCGCACCTAAAAGCCAGTCCTAACTCTGACCACAATACAGGTCTTGCAGTTGATTTAACTCACGACCCTAAGAATGGAATTGATTGTGCGTTTATTTTTGAAATGCTTAAGCAAGATGAACGGGTTAACTACCTCATCTTCAAAGGCAAAATCTGGTCAAGAGATAGACGACAAGATGGCAACCGAGTTTACAATGGTACTAATCGCCACGATAAGCACCTTCATATTTCTATTAGGAGTAGTCATAGTCGCGACACTTCTAACTGGTTCGGTTTCTTAAACCTAAATCCTAGTCTTGCTGGTAAGGTATTGGCTACGGTTTCTAAGAAACCAAAGAAGAAAGATATCCCTAGCCCCAAGGAGGCATAATGGATAAACTAATCAAGAAGTTAAAGAGCAAAGAGTTTAAGGCTGCATTTAAGTCTTATCTCCGTGCTGTCTTGGCTTCCGCTGCAACTATGGGCATTGCCCTGCTGACTGATATGGCACCTGAATATGCCATCCTTATCGGTGGTTTGACTGCTCCTGTTGTCAAATGGGCTGACCGTGCTGAGCAGGAGTTCGGCTTAAAGTAGCCTTTAAACGCCTTCTAAGGCTGTTTATAGACACAAAGACCCCCAACTTAGGGTAATCCCTAGGCTGGGGGTTCTTTTTTGTTTTCTATCCAGTCTTCCCCTAACTGGTAGAAATCTAGATAGGTTTACCTACCGATAAGTCTAGGAATCCTACAACCTTTAGAATCTTTTTGGTATTAGCAAACTCCGTAGTTGCTGGCATAGGTCTACTGTGCCAACTAGGTTCAGGTACATCTGTTAAATCAAATGACCAACGCCCTTCAGGCGTAGAATTAATATACCAAGGCTGCATACCTCTGGCTGTAGCCTCTGTGACTAGCCTGTCATACTTGCTTTTTTCTATTAATAAATCTGGATAGTGTTTATATCTACACTTTAACTCTATATATAAATTATATTTGTATGATAGACAATCAAAACTATCAAAGGTACCTTCACTCTTAACTAAATCTACAAACTTATTTAGTTTAAGATACTCAAATAAATCCTGTTCTTTCATTCGTTTATCACTAAGTTATGCCAGTATTCTGGTCTACTAAGTGGGTCATAAAAGACTACTAGGTCTCTTTCCTTTGTGTCCCATCTAGTATGAAAGACTGGCTCTAGATGGGCTAACTCTCTGGCTGGCACCATTGCTATGCCGTCTGCAAATCTAAAGCAGATACGGTGATATGAATGTTCATTGTCTGTATATGGTGGCGCTATTAACATCTGTTGTAGTTTATTGAATGGGAAGATAGCAGGCTTGCTGCTGTTTGTCTTTAGCCATTTAACTTCTAAGTCGCCTATGTAATTTTCTCTGCCATTGCCCCACTGTAAGCAAATATGAAAGTCTGAAAAATAAAAGCGAGGCGTGCCGTATAACTTCCAGCCCTTGAAGTAATCCTCTAATGCTACTGCTGCTATTTTCTCTCGTTTACCATCCCCTGCTACTTGCCGTATAGGTTCAAGCACGTTTGAACTCCATCTCTGGTGTAATTGCTTTTGCAATTATATTGTTTCGTTTGCGTATTAACTTACGCTGTTGATAAGTAGTGCCTGCCCAAAACCCTATAACATTATTATATAAAGCATACTCAAAACATTCTGCTTTTGCTGGGCAGCCATTGCATATTCTTTTTAGTAGGTGGTTATAACTAAAGTCTCTCTCTAGAAACCACATATCTAAATCTGTGCCATCGCAGGCTGCTCTGTTCTTAAACTTAGGTATCATCTAGTCTCCTGTTTTGTAAAAGCCTTTGGCTTTGAAGTGTACTGGTGCTGCTATAAATTGTTTATCCATTTCTACCTGACAAGTCTTACAAAAAATTGTGTGGTTAGAGTAAACTGAAAACTGATGTTCTTCTCTTGTATTGCAGATAGGGCATAGGTATTCATAAGTCGGCATCTGGGTCTCCATCTATAGGTGTAGGTAGTGTGACCATACTGCCACAACTAGCACACTCACCATCTGTAAAGTAGTAGGCTATCTCTCCGTCTAAAAATCCACCAATCATTACAAACAAATCACAACCACACACGCAGATATCTCCAA